AAAGCTCTTTGAGTTCCGTCTGTTCTAGCAGCACCGTTTCCGTTACCAGAACCGCCTGCACCAGCGTCAACATTAGTTTCTATCCAAGTTTGGCATCCACCAAGTTTTCTTGCTGTTGTAGCGTTTCCGGCTGCAGCTGCAACATTAGATAAAAGAGCAGTTTCCATATCTCTTTTTAATTCTTTTGCTGCTTTTGCAACTTGGTAAGCTAATTCATTAGCTCTACCAGCAGAAGTTACTGCTTCGTTAGTTCCAGAAACTTGTACACCTTTAGTTGAAATTTGAGTGTAGTTAGTTTCTTTAGTTGTTGCTGACATAGTTCCGTAAGAAATATCAGCTCCCTCAACCGCAGCATTTGCTGCAACTGCAGCTAACGCATCTGTTTGCCATTGATGGGAAGTGTTTGTTGCTTTTGCTTTAGCAACGCCAGACATAAAAGGTGTCTCTGTAGGCGAAATCGAATAAATGATGTCCGCTAGGTCTTCTCTTATGCCGACTGTTTGGTATGTTTGATATACAGCCATCGTTTTCTCCGTTAGGTTATTGGTTTATATATATCGCAATAACAAGTCCGTAGCATCTTTAGGATTTCCAGACTTTTTAAGCGACTTAAATTTATTCAACCTTGATTGAGAATTAAGTTCTTCTTTATTGGCTTTGACACCGGCTTTAACAACTCTTGATGGTTTGACCTTTTTATTAACTAAAGTTGGTTTCAACTTTTTGTTATTTTGATAACTCATAGCGTCAACTATGACATCAAATTGTCTAGAATCATAAATTGCACTTACTTCGGATTGATTAAATCCTTTAGTCAATAAATAATTAGACATATTTTGTCTTAAAGTATTTCCTTTAACAGGATCGGAAAGATCAGGAAACTTTAAAGCTACCTTTTTCTTTTCTTCATTTAAGACTTCTTGAAACTGTTGTGTTTGATGATCTCTTAACCTACGCTGGGCTTGAGTAATTGTATCTCTTCTCCTACGCATTTTACGATCAACTTTCGCAGCTTCAGTTGGGTCTTCTTCCCATAACTGATCAAGTTCTTTTGAACTCATATCGTTGTTAATTTCAGCATTCAAAGTCAACACAAGAGAATTTAAATCTTCTAACTTGGTTGAATATTGTTTTGCTAGACGATCTTTTTCGGCTTTAGCTTCTCTTTTTTCAAAAGCTAATTCTTCGGTTTTTCGTCTATAATCGGCATCCTTTTGATAACCTGCTTTTAATTCTTCAAGGTCAACTTCGATAATTTCACCATTTACTTTAACTTGGTGTGTATCGGTTTCTTGTTCTTTAATAGCATCCTCTTTAGGTGCTTCTTCTTCAACAGGAGCTTCTTGAACTTCTTGTTCTTGATTAGCTTCTGGTTCTTGTTGAACTTCTTGAGTATCTTCTGCTTTCGCTTCCGGTTCTTTTGGTTCAACTGGTGTTGCTTCTTTTTGAGGTTTGATAGTTGCCGTTTCAGGGTCTAGTAATCCCTCAATAGATTTAGCAGCACCTTGTACTGACGCATTGTTCAGTAAAGGGTTTGTGTCAGACATATAGTCCTCCTATGGTTAAGCTGTCGTATGACTTGGCTTATTTTAACTTTATTTAGTTAAAATTTTTTTTCTTTTTCGGTTTTACGAAAATCTTCTAATTGTTTTTCCGCTAATTTACCGGTTTCAAGAATACTTTTTAAATGTTGTTCTACTTTGCCAACAACATTATAAGCAATCCAGAGTTTTTCCCTAGTATCGCTTTCTTTAGCACCTGTTTTATCTAAAAGTGCTTCAGAATAAAGTTTTTTAAGAGTTTCTATGGACTCTTGAAAAAGATTACTCTGTAATATTTGGTTCGCTTGTTGGGATCGGCTGATTTCCTGTTCCCTCAGCGTTTGGTCTTTGGTTTCCATTTAGTCCTTGTACTTGCTTGTCTAACATATTACCAGCTTTTTGAGCTTGTTCAAGTATCTTGCTATTTCCTGCTACCATTAATTTATCTAAATCGGCATCTGCTTTTATTTTTGCCGTATCAAGTTGTGTATTGTACTTCAAAGCCATTTCTTTAATCTTCGCTTCAAAGTCTAAAGCCATTTCTTGATTCTTATGTATCAATTCTTGATTTTCTAATTGTAATTCTGCCATTTTTCGTTTTTCTTCCGAAGCAATTCTTGTAAATTCTATTTTTTCAATAGGTGTTAATGGCGGTGGTTCCGGAGGTGGCATTTGTTGTTTGCCAATATCTGGATTTACAAAGTAAGCATCAACATTTTTAAGCCCAGCATTTTCAATTATGTTTGCTAAAGTGTTATACATATTCTTCAAAGTAACCATTGGCATCTCTTTTCCGCCTTGAAGATTAAACGCTTGTAATTGTCTTTCTAAAATATTGTTTAACATCATAATTTGTTGTTCTTTTGAGCCTGTTCCTAACCCAACAACAATATTTATATTAAATTTATCTTTCCATTCCGTAGGTTTAACCGGAATATAATTATTATTAAGTTCAACAATTTGTTCTTTGTCTTGGTATTTAACCATTAATTCAAATATTTTTCTAAATAAATCTTTAACTCCGGTTTCGGCAAATACTCTAGCTATCAATTCCGATCTCATTTGCGTTTGTGTCATTAACGCATTTACACCTGTTGCTGTTTTTGCATTTAAAGTATTAGGGTCTAGTCCTTGTACTTGTTTTGAAATACCTGTTCTAACTTCTCTAACCGAATCTAAATAAGATAATAAAGGAAAAGCCTGTTGTGATATGGGTTGTGCTTGAAGCGGTTGCATAACTTGGCTTGGCGGTTGTTTAGTTCTTACCACACCACCTGGTCTGGTTGTTAATAAATCGTCCATATTGACCATTCCGTCCATTATGGCAACCCTATTATTATTTGTTAAATACATATTATCTAAAAGTTGACGCATAACAGTTGATTTCATTAATTGTATATCTTCAACTAATTCGGAAATACTTCTTCCATAAAATCTGTGTGGCATCGGAATTGGTGTAATTGTAACAAACGGAACATTATCGCATGGCATATTTTCTAAAATATGTTCACCGTTTTCTCCGGCACAGATTACTTTTCTTAATTCTGCAATTCCATCATTATCGTAATCGTATCTTAAATAAGTTTCAAAAATTAAAATTTTTTGTGTAGATTTATCCGTAGGCGTATCTAAATTATAGCTTTCAATATTTCTTGTTCTTGCAACATCTTCGGAATTAAAATTATCGTCTTGTGTTTGCGGAAGATTCATAACCATATCTTCGTCAAAACCCATTTCAATAAGTTGGCTTCTTGACATGAAAACTTTGTGTGCAACAAAATCTGCATCTTCAATAGTTTTTGCTTTTCTTTCAATTAAAAATTCTTCAGGCGGAACGCTTTCAATTTTTACTTGACCTTTTTTTCTTATTCTTTTGATTTTACAATTATATAAAACAGGATCAGGAAATTCTACTTGCGAAATATCTATCCCTTGCATTTCGGCTTGTTGTCTAGCTAGTTCTTGTTGTTCTTTTACAACTTCGTCAACTATAACTTCTTCTTCAACTTCTTCGATTTCATCTTTAGTATCATTTAAAGCTGTTTTTTCAGCCGGTGTTAAATTTCTATAAGTTTCATGTTCTATTTTTTCGCTTTCGTCCCAATAAACTTTTAAAAAACCATTCTTTTCAATTAATGCGTCTTTAAAAAAATTATATAAAAGCGTAAAGCCATCATTTTGTTTGTAGAATACATGATTCAAATATGCGGTAGCTTGTTCGCTTAATGCAACATCTTCTGCCGTTACCGGATCGCAACGCACCACTTTATCGGAAGCAGTAAAAACTCTTAATAGGTTCGGTAAAATACTTTCAACGGTATCGGAAACATCTGTTGACACCACTTGTGAACGACCATCTATTTCCGTTCCAAGTTTATCGCCTAAATAATATTCAATAGATTTTCTTCTTTGCGAAGAAAGTTCGCCCCCTAGATAACCTAAAGAATTTCTTATTTGGCTACCTAGTATTCCTTTTAATTCTATATCTTGGATTTCTTTATCTTTTTTTGCCATATTAAATTATGTAACTTGTATTGACTTCTATCGGTTTTTTCCAATCGCTTCTATCAATAGGTTCGGTTATTGCACCGTATCTAAAACTGTCGCAAAAGTGCGATGCCCAGTTGTGGAGGGGTTTATTCCGAAAACAATTATTTTTTTCATCCCATCGTTTGCAATAGCTTTTTAACGCTTCTACAAGTTTTTTGCAATTACTTTTATGAAAATAACATTTAGGTAATAATCTTCTTACTTGCTCTATTCCATCTTCTACGGACAATTTCGGTGCGATTTCAAATTCCATCCCCATCTCTTTGGCAGTCTCCCATCTTGATTTATTCGTTCCTATTTCTCTAACCCTTATATCATGAGGGGCTATATGTTTAGAATAAGTATAGGGTTTATCGTCAATAACATTAAAATAATGCTCTAACCCCTCACTAGAATTTTCGTAGCAATCAATTATTCTTACTTCGCCATTACTACGCCTTTGGGCGAATATAATAACGGTGCTATCATTCATCCCTAAATCCCACCAAGTTTCTACCGGTATATTTTCGTCTATATCGAAATTTAATATCTTTTTTTCCTTTTCCAACTGTTCAACAATACTACCAAAATAAGAACCGCTAATTCCGGCTTGAAATGAGCATTCAAATTCTTGCTCATAACTTTCAGGCGACATGGCTAGTTTTGCAGCGTCTAATTCGTCTTTTGGAATAATTTTAGTTTGACTAGCTTTAAAAACACAAGTGAACCAATCCTTTTGTTCTTTGGCTTTCTCATGTAATTCAAAAAACCAATTACGACCCATTGGCGTACCTATAAAAATAGCAAAACCTTTTCGGTCTGATAAGCAAGGACGCAAAATGGTGTCGAATAAATCTGGGCTAATATTTTGCGTTTCGTCAACGATAATTCCGTCAAAATATTGTCCCCTAATTGCAGAACTATTTTCAGCTCCGATTATTTGAATACGGCTATTGTTGACGGAAAAATCTACCCTTAATTCTGATTCGTTAAATTTTGTATTAGGTATCGCAGCGGAAAATTGTTTTAGGTAGTCCCAAGCTGTGCTTTTCCCTTGTAGTCTATATGGCGAAATAAAGGCGTATCTAGGATAAGGCCTTTTGTTAGTCAAAGCCGATTTAATTAAATGGTTAATAGCAAATACCGTTTTGCCACCTCTTCTATGAACTATGATTACATTGAACCGGTGCT